CCGTGGTGGAAGTCCGGCCCGGGCTGCCCGGCCCGCCCGGTGAACCGGGGCTCCCAGGCAAAGACGGGGCCGATGGTCAGCCGGGGCTCGAATGGCGGGGCATCTACACCGACGAGAAAACCTACAAACGCGGTGACCTCAGCAAGTGGAACGGCTCCACGTATGTCTGCTTAAAAACGACGACGGGCGTGAAGCCCGACGCCCAGCCCGCGCACACGACCGGCCCCGAAGGCCGCATGGAGTTCCGAGGCGTCCACGGCAAAGACTTCTGGGAGTTGTTCGTTAGCAAGGGCGACCCCGGTAAGGCGGCGCGTTGATGGCGGCCGTCCTCGTCACGCTCGATCAGGCCAAAGCGCATCTAAAAATCGTGCTGCCCGCGCTCGACCCTGACGAGGCCGAAATTCAGCTCAAGCTCGATCACGCGGAAGCGAGCATCCTGGCGTACCTCGCGACGGCCGCCGATCCCGCGTGGGTCAGTCCGGAGACGGTGCCCGGGCCGGTGGCCGCGTCGATCCTGCTCCAGCTCGGGGATCTCTTCGAGAATCGGGGCGATGATACGACGCAGGAGCAGAGCATACAGACGTGGCAGCAGATTGAACGTCTGTTGGTGCAGCTAAGAAAAGTGGCGCTTGCGTGACGACTAGCATCGGCCAACAACGCGAGCGCGTGACGATCATGCAGCCGACCGCGGGCGCGGTCGATCCCGTCGGCGGCGAGGTGACGGAGTGGTCCGTCCTGGCGACCGTGAAGGCCCACGTCGAGCCCTTGGCCGCCGGCGAACGGATCGCGTCCAGCAACGCGGTCACTAGTGCGGTCAGCTACCGGGTCACGGTGTGGTTCCGCGCGGACCTGACGCCGCAGATGCGGATCGTGCGCGACACCGGCACGCTGGAAGTGGCGGCGGTGCTGCAAGACGGGCGGCGCAAGCGTACCGTCCTGGACTGTCGCGAGGTCGTCCGCTGATGGCGCGCCCCAACAACGCCGGCGCGATCTCGGCGCACATCGAGGGGATGCGCGCGGCCAAGGCCAAGTTCCAGGCGCTCCCGCCGTTCATGCAGGAGAAGCGGATTCAAGTCAATTCGGCCACGGCGCAGGCGATCGTGCTCGGCGCCAAACAACGCGTGCAGGCGAGCCCGTCGATTGCGACGCGCACCCTCTACAACCACATCAACTGGACGATCACCAAGACGACCGGCCAGGCGCGGGCCGGCGTCACCCGCGCGACGACCCGGATCGCGGTCGCGGGGGCAGCGCGCTGACGTCGCAGGGGGCGCGGGTGATTCGGCCCGCGCGCTATGCCCACTTGATCGAGTTCGGCACCGTGCATTTTGCGGCCGAGCCGTTCATGATGCCGGCCACGGCCGCGCAGAAAGACCCGCATCTGCAACGCTGGCGCGCCGCGGGGCGCGCGCTCGAGCGCGACCTGGCGGGCCTGTCGCCGGTGATGCCGAGCGGGGGCGGGCTGCTGTAATGGCGACCACCGTTGGCCGCAGCGCCGAGGCCGCCGTCAAGGCGGGGATCTTCGCCGCGCTGAATGTCGCCGCGCTGACCACCGCGCTCGGCTACCCCGTCAAGGTCTATGGCACGGTGCCGCAGACGTTCACCTATCCGCACGTGCGCGTCGATGCGGCGGGCGAACTGCAGAACAGCGTCTTCGGGCGCAACGGCAAGGACTGCCGCGCGTACATCCACGTCTTCGACAACGACCCGAGCGACCTCCGCACCCTCACCATCCAGAGCACGGTGATCGCGCTGCTGAATCCGGTGGACAACTACCACGCGATCACGGTCGAGGGCTACACGGTCGTCCACGTGAACTATGACGGCTCGCAGGCCGGCGACCCGTCGGATGAAGTGGGCGTCCGCATCTTTCATCGCACGGTGATGGTCACCGTCACCGTGGAGGAATCCTGATGGCGATCGTCGTCCCAATAGCAAGCCAGAAGATGCTGCTGGAGTTGGGCCTCTGCCCGCCGGGCTGTTCGAACATCCAGATTGTGATGCCCGCATCTGGTGCGATGGTGTTGCGCTACGACGTGTTCGTGACGGCGGAACATCTCGACAAATTGTCGCTGCTGTTTCAGTTGATGGCCTCAGAGGCGAAAGCCAAACAGGACGGGGCCGATGGCTCTTGACTTCGACAAGCTGCGCGGACTGTCGCTGCCCGAGCTCGCCGCACTCGCGCTCTGCGAGTTCAGCCGGTTCACGGATGCGATCGAGCGGATCGCGCCGGCCGTCAGCGCCGACACCATCGGCACCGCGATCGGGTGTCCGCATCCCGACGAGCTGCGCATCAACCGCGCCACGATGGGCCAGGAGCCGTATGCCACCTTTTCGTGTGGCGTGTGCGGGGAGCTGGTGACGAGGTAAGTATGGCGAGCCTGGTGTTCACCAACGTCAAGACCTTCTTCGGGGCGTACGACGTCTCCGGGTTCAGCAACAGCGTCACGCTGGACTACGCCGCGGCGGCGCTCAAGGACACCCGCATGGGCCAGACGACCGAAGTCAACAAGGGCGGCGTGAAGACGGTCAGCTTCCGGATCGGGGGCTTTGCGGACCCCGCGTCGGCGGGGATGGAAGCGATCGCGTTCGGCCAGATCGGCACCGCGGATCTGCCGGTGACCTGTGCGCCGGCCGGCGGGGGCGTCGGGGACGTCGCGTACTTCTTCCGCGCGCTGCAGGCGACGATGAACACCTTCGGCCCGCACGGCGCGCTGATGCCGTTTCAGGGCACCGCGCTCGGCGGCGGCAGCACGCTCGATCGGCTGCTCCGCGGCCAGGTCTTCCTCGCGGCGACCCCGGCGAAGACGGCCTCGGGCGAGAGCCCCATCGTGCAGCTCGGGCCGATTCTGGCCGGACAACAAATGTATGCGGCGTTGCACGTCCTGGACCCGGTCACGGGCACGCTGCCGACCCTCGATGTCAGCGTGAAGAGTTCGATCGCGGGCTTCGGCTCGGTGACGACGCGGATCACCTTCGCGCAGGCGACCGGCAAGACGAGCCAACTGCTGACGTGGCCGTACGCCACCGCCGATGATTATCAGCGCGTCGATTACACCATCGGGGGCGCGGGGGCATCCTTCCCGTTCCTCGTGGTCGTGGGCATCGTGTAGGAGATCAACATGGCTAGTCTGGTACTACTCAACTGCAAGGTGGTCGTCGGGGCCGTCGATATCTCGGTCTACGTCCAGGGCGTCACGCTGAACTACGAAGCGGAGGCCGTCAAAGAAACGCGGATGGGGAACGTCACCGAAGTCAACAAGGGCGGCGTGAAGAAGTGGGGGGGCTCGATCCAGTTCAAGCAGGACTACGCCGACGGCCTCATCGATGAGATCGTCTTCCCCTTGATTGGGACGACGGGGACCTTCTCGGGCGTCCCGGTGAACGCGACGGTGTCCCCGGACAACCCGAACTACACCGGCACGGCCCTGTTCACCGGGTATGGGCCGATCAGCGGCGCCCACGGCGAACTGGCGAAGGGCACGCTGGCGTTCGTGTCGGCGGGCGATCTCTCGCGGGCCGTGGCCTGAGCATGGAGCCCGTCCTCCCGCTCGATCGGCCGCGGGCGCTGCGCTACACGTCGCGGGCGTTGCGCCTGGTCGAGCAGCGCTCGGGCCGGATTCTCGGCGAGCTGCTGATCACGCACGCGAGTATCGGCTCGGCGGTGTGGTTGCTATGGGGCGCGCTGCTCCATACCGACCCCGCGTTTCAGCGGCGGGAGGAGCCGGCGCTCACGATTGACGACGTCTGCGATCTCCTGGACGCGCACTGGTTCAGTCAGGGGAAAGCCCTCAAGGACCTGGCGCCGTACTTCGCGGAAGCGACGGTCGCGGCGGGGATTTTTTCGAGGGCCCCCGACGCGGGAAAAGCCCCACCGGAGACTGGCGTCGGCTCCCCCGTTTCCGGTTCGAGCGTTGGTTTGCCGAACTAGAGAAGACCGCGTACGGGCCGCTCGCGCTGAAGCCCTGCGAGGTCGACACGATGACGCCGGGCGAGGTGCGACAGATGCACGACGGCTATTTGTGGCGGTTGACGAACCCGGCACCCGAGGCCGTCTGGTTAGTGGCGTCACTGCGAAACATGTTGGGGTCCGACGTGCCGTGGACCCCGGAGACGTTGTTAGGACTGATCCCCAAGGGGCATGGCTGAACCGATTGCGGCGTTGATCGTGCGGATTCTCGCGGACACCAGCGAGATGGTGACGGGCGTCAAGAAGGCGACCGATCAACTCGACACGTTTGAAAACCGGATCAGTAAGTTCAGCAAGGCCGTGGCCGGCTACTTTTCGGTGCAGGCGATCGTTGGCTTCGGGAAGGCCATCCTCGCCGAAGCCGACGCCATTGACGCCGCGGCGAAACGGATCGGGGCGGGCGTCGAAGAGTTTCAGCGGTTCTCGTATGCCGTCACGCAGAGCGGGGGCGATGCGGAAACCGCCACGGCCGGGATCGTGGCCCTCACAGACAAGCTGTCGTCGGGCGACAAGGGGCTGCTGGGCGTGCTCCGGAAGCTCAACATCGATCTGGC